TTTGTCTAAGGTCGTTCGTGTTTTTTCCAAATCAGAAAAACTGATTGATAGTGTGTCTAATCTTTTGAAGGTCCTAACTAATTTGCGGGATTCTTTGAAGAAGCAGGTTAAAGGTTATCTATGGACGATTCCTTTAGTTCTCACTTTGTGGTATGTTCTTAACAAGCTGCCTAACGTGAGTCCAGTCGCGTCGTTTGCGGTCGCTGCAGCTTTACCCACATTGCTACCACATAATCTTTGGAGTAATATCGCCGATTTCTTTCGGTATGGCGATATTAAACTACAGAGCCCTACAGGTAGCGTTTCTAAGCTGCTAGCGGTTTTGTTTACTTTTTCTGTGTTTGGTGGCAAGCTTAGCCCCAACAAGGTTACGGAGTTTGTGAAGCGGATTTCCATGCTGGAACGTGCTTCCGGAGGTTGGGAGTGCTTTATTAAGTGGTCTATGACTGCAATAGAGACTATGTGCAATTTCGTTAGGGAGAAGATTGGCAAGGAGCGCATTGAATTGTTCCAGAGCGCTGATGCTCCTGTTAAGCGTTGGGCTAGACAAGCCGACACGGTTATTTTGGAACTGAACACTAGTGCTAGTGATTTGAATTCAGACGCTATTGACACCTTAGTTAAGTTATTACAAGACGGACATGGGCTTAAGGAGTTTTTTCGAGGAACTCCCACGGCTAGAAGCATTGACGAATACATGGCTAAATTATATAACATTTTGTTGCCCTACCAGGGCTCTTTGAATTCTAGATACAATTTCAGGCTTGAGCCTGAGTTTGCTGTTTTGACGGGGGCGCCCGGCATTGGTAAGACTCTTATGACAATGTACATTTGTATGTCAGTTTTGAAGCTTAGTGGCTTAAAGGCTGACGCTTCTTATGATGAACTTAAGGCTTCTATCATGCAAATGTCCAACAGCAAATTTTATAACGGTTATTGCCAACAGGAGGCTTTTGTCTTTGACGATGCCTTTCAAGCTAAGGGCGATCCAACGGACGTCAACAATGAGTTTATGTCCATTATTAAAATGGTTTCGAGCTGGGCTTTTCCTTTAGATTTTGCCGACGTGGCCAGCAAGGGGAAAATATTTTTTGGCTCGAAGTTCCTGTTGGCTACCTGCAACACTAAGTCCATTGATCAGCAGGCCCGCAC